AATGACGCAATGCCCCCTGTAATACCCTGTTATATGCGCCACAGGTTTTTGTTCTGGTGTGCTGGCTCGCGCTTGCGCTTCGGCCCAAGACTTTTCAAGCCAAGCCATCCACTCGTCTCTTGTCATTATTGGTTTAGACATTGTTCTTCTCAGCAATTGATCTTTTCATAAATGGTGGATCTTCTTGGCTGTTGAGTATACGAGCAATTTCGCGGTCTATGTACCACCGAGCTTTACGCAAGTCCTCAACCTGCTCGCCTTTAAGCCCAGCTCGCCAAAGATATTTAATAGCATTACCAATGCAAAAGTTAAAGTGCTCGGTAATTTGTATGCATTCCACACCCGATGGGTGTGAGGTGTAATGCTTAGGATGATTTACCGAATCATTCATAGAACTCTCCAACCCTTAACTTCTTTTGTCCAAAACCTTTCCCATAAATCCATTGTACTAAGTCGTGCACCACTTGCTACAAGCTCTGTTGTTGTATATGTTTTTGATGTATGTGTGTTGCCGGGCCCAATCCATCGATGCTTTTCAACATAGCTAGGCATATATGGTATGCCGTATAAAATAAATATAGGCTGCGTTGTGGTCTCGGCTGGTAAGTTCATCTTTAAAATGCTCATACTTTGTTATCTCCAAATCTTATTTCTTGCGCATTCATAGTATGTAACCAATATTTTTCCTGTGCTTTTGATAAAGGCATACCGAGTAAAGGCATTTGATGTTGATGAAAATACTCGCATGCCTGTGCTTCTTTATTTGTGTCATATATCTTATGACAGTCATCGCAGATGTAACGTGTAATTTGCATCGTACGCATTATGCGCTTTTTCCACTTTCGGCAAAGAGTTTGCGCCAAAAAGCCCATTTTTCTTGATAATACGGATCCTCACTTGGTGGAATCCATTGCGCCGGTGTTTGATTGCGATGCTTTTCAAGCGGTTCATCAATAATGTCTTGCTTGCCATAAACGTCCCAGCGATTTAATCGCGTAGGATAGGGAAGTTTACGCCACCGAGCCATGACATCGGCTCCACTTTTCCACATATGAATTTTGTCGTCCATTATTTTGTTTCCTGATATGAGTTGCCAACTTTGTAATCCGAGACCATAGGCACGTCCATTTGCAAGGCATGGCACATGGCGTTGACCAAACACTGTGCCTCGCGCTCTACAGCATCTTCCGGCGCTGAAATAACCAACTCATCATGCACGGATAAAAGCAATCGACTGCCTTGACGAGTTTTTTGAAATAACAACATGGCTGCTTTGGCCTGATCCGCAGCCGAGCCTTGAATAAGTAAATTTACGCCTTTGTAATCAAATTCACGCAAACGGCCATTGATAATCTTAGGCGGCTCCATTTTGACTAACCGACCACCAAGGGTGCGTATGGGCTGACCAAGCTTATATCGCGTACGCATGGTGTCTTGCATAGGCTTTAGACCTGGCGCCACGGCCGATGTGTAGGTATCCATCAACGTACGGGCTAGGTCAAGATCTATCTCCAACATCTCACTAATTTTCTTTGGACCCGCACCATACAAAATGGCAAAACTTACGCCTTTGGAATACGTACGGCTTACTTCACGACCAGATGCTTTGGTCATCATCTTTGCAGCGTAGGTATGCAAATCTGCTCGTGCATCCTGTTGGTATTGCTGCATAAGATTGCCGCCTTCAAAGTGAGCAAAAATACGTAATTCCTGAGCATTAAAGTCGCATGCAATTAGCTTGTGCCCTTCGTCCGCGAGGATGAAGCTTCTGATGAGCGGCAAGGGTCTAACGTTAAGGCTTTTTGGGAGTTCAACTTTCGGGTAACGGATAGGCGCATTTTGAAAGTTGGGGGTAGATGAGAGTCGACCGGTTCGGGTGCCCCCACGCTCACCTCGAACACTGTTCCAGTTGGTGTAGATTCGACCTGTAGATCGAGAAGCTTCCAACCAAGGCTCAATGAAAGTTGACAAACATGTTGATAGGTTGGCTCGATATCTAAGTACGTTTTTAAGTTCTTCATGCGTAAGCACCTCTGCTAAGGTTTCCTTATCAGCCTTTGGCTGACCTTTATCTGTTTGAGGCCATCCATTTTCTTTTCTCCAAAACTCGGTTGAATAAATAGCTTCGACCAGCTGCTGATCGCTGTCAATATTCAACTCAGGAGACTCTAACAATGCACGGACCCAAACATTACATGACTCAATATCTTCTATGGCTTCTGCTTTTGCTTTGGCTAAGCCATCACGGTCGACTCGAACACCTAACCGTGAGTTTTCAAGCAACATGGGAATTAATGCAATCTCACGAAGATAAGGCTCATGCTGTGCCGGTAAAACCTTGTCAACCAAAAAAGAATAAAGCTTGTAAGTAAGCCGTACGTCGGCCTCGGCATAACGGCCAACCAACTCGCCAGGGGCACGGCAAATATACGCGCCCCATGTTGACTTTTTACGCTTAGCCTCGAGAACATAAGTGGTAATCCATTCACGTAATTCGTCGCGTTCTTGCGTATGATCCAACTGCCAATGCTTGGTTAGATCTTTGAGACTAAGGCTAGGTACGTGAGGATCGAAAAGAAAAGCCATGATAAGCGTATCATGCACTAATTCAGGCTTTGGTATATCAAGTTGCCAATACGTTTCGGCAACGTCAAGGTCAAACATTGCATTGTGAAAGCAAACCGGTCGTCGTGTGGCGTAGATGGTCGCCATGACATCTTTGGCAATATCCTCAGTACAATTATTACCTTCACTATGACCAAAGGCCAGATAGCCATTATCAAACTGGTTGGCAGGATCAAAAACTGCTAAGCCAACGGGTTTAGGTGGGTACTTTGGCCGCGCTTTGATGCCTTCGGTTTCAAAGTCTAAAAAAATCGGTGTCTGTTCTAAATTCATTGCCATAGCCTTAATATGCGTGGAGTACTTACTGTGAAAGCTTTCCTCCGCGCTTTGTGATTAGAAACGTGTAGATGTCGACTCGGTCAAAGCGTCATCACCCATTTCACCTGCCGTTGCTATGGCACGTTCAACTTCTTGCTCCGCCCTTTGCATTAAAGCCTTAATGATTGCAGGCTCGGCAATGGGCTTTACCATATTAAAGTTAACTTTAAACTGTGTTTTGGCATCGGGCACGACAGAGATTTCACTAATCACCGCAACGGGGGGTCGTTTAATCGACGCGGCCAATGTTTGAACATAGCTCGAGTAGTTCTTCAAACTGGTTACCGGCGGACGCAATGCAGCAACCTCAGCCTTTGCCACTGCATCAGCCGTTGTAATGGCATCGACGGGTATGAGCAAAAGCCTTCGCGTTTCCCGACATGCTTTACCCTTACCACCTTGTAAGGATGAACCCCATTCGTTGCGGGGACAAAGTTCACAGCTCGTATGCTGTGGCTTTTCAACCGAAGGATGCGGTGTCATTTCATGCGCCAATCGCCCGATGGCAAAGCAGCTTGGGGGTACGATCTTTGTGGGATCGTATCTTTCAGAGTAAAAAAGCCTTTCAATTGGACTGGAAAGAATCACGCAAGCAAGTTTATTGCCTGCAACCGGATCGCCACGATAGCTAAGAACACCGCTTTTGGTGGATAAAAATGTCATGCCGGCTGTTGATTGCTCAGCCTTTACGACTTCCAAAGCCATTTTGGCCATTTCATTTTCAAAAGAAATAAGTTCACCTTTAGACATGTCACAAGCTCCAAGTAGGACTATTTACGAACGATGCGAAGATCCCAGACTTCCGTTGTCGTTGTTCCGGGTATTGACTCGCCTGCGTCCCATCGTTCTTTAAACGCAGTCGAGCTGAGTCGTTTATGCAACAACTCAAATTGCTTGGTTTCTGCCACGTAGCCATAAAAAACATTCCAATCAACAATGGCCGGTTGCTTGGTTTGTCGCATAAAGCAATTTGCCTTATCACTGCCTGCCTGTGAAATGCCAGCCTCGGACATTTGCATCATAATATCGCCTTCCAAAGCTGTCATACGCCGTGTGCATTCTTTGACTTGTTCTTGCAAGTCATCACGTTTGTTTTTTTCTATTACAAAAGCATCAATTAGCTCGGCTAAAGTTATCATGACTTTCTTAATCCTAAGTGTACGCTAATTTCCCATTCGGGGCCAACAAAATTGCTGGGCTTAACAACGTCGTATTGCCGACCGCGCAAAGATCGCCATTCTTCCGTAGCAGGAATCTTTTGCATATTGCATTGATGTACAACCTCAAACAGTTTATCAAAAGGCAAACCCATGGCATGGGCACAGCCTAATGTTACGTAGACAAGATCGACCAATCCATCGGCAGCTGAAGTAAGATCACCTTCCTCACAAGCGCGCATATATTCGCTAAGCTCCTCAAGGATAAACCTTGCAAAGTAACTGGTCTCGGCCGGTGTCATAAACTGCGCTTTATTGGATATGGGCAACTTCATCTTACGACGAAACTCACCTACAAGATCAAAATTACTTTTCATCGGTATTTTCCTTTATGCTAACTTGTTTCATGCGAACTTGGCTGGCTGCGCCTAAAAAAACTAAGCTTACAGCTATGCGAGTACTTTTATCTTCAGGGCACTTAAAAGTTACGCGATCACGACCGGAAAAATCCTCCTCAATATTTAGCAATTCAATGTGTTCGGTACGGTGCCGCCCGCCGCAAATATCACACATGACAAAGTGATACATATTAAGGCTCCATCATATCTAGGTTGGAATATTCAATGAACCAGTCGGGAGCCGGCTGTTCACCACGGTACCACACCATAGGCATACGGTTTTGTTTGCTGGTGTAAAAGCGACGGTAGCTTTGAATGGCATCATCGCATTTGAATTCGTCAGGCATTGCAAGCGTTGGCGGCTGCCATGTTTTGGGCATGGCAATTAATGCTGGGGGTGGCTGTAAAAGCTGATCGATAAGGACTTGCCGACAGGCATGAACCTTGCCATAACGAAACCAAAATTCGCGGCCAAGGTAAACGGCAAGGTTAACAAGCCACATGTAATGCATGGCACTGGAACGGGTCCATATGGCCGATGGATGATTTTGATGCGTAGGCTTATAGGTAACTGCATGGCCGTTGCCATGAAGGTGATGGGCCGTGGCCAGGAGTTGGCAGGATTCGATAAGCATTTTGCCAACATGCTTGTCGCAATGTTGCCGTGCTGCAATCGGTGCAGCGTGATGTAGATAGAAGATGTTCATTGGTAAGTACCTTTCAAAAGTCAGTTGCAACAGTTGCAATATACCACACAATCATGCAGGTGTGTCAACTTGAACAGCATATTTTTCAAGAATTGCCTCAATTCGTAACTTACAAAGATGAGAAGTTTTAAGCAATTCGATTCGAGCATCATCTACGGATGCAGGCATATCAGGCGCCCAGGATCTGCGCATGGGCAAACTGGTAAGAGCAATCATTTGGTCGGCAGCGGCAATAAGAGCCTGAACCTGTGCAAGCGTAAGATTGTGTGTCATAGTAGTTCCTTTCAATGATCAAAAAAGAGAGGCACTTGGCCTCTCTAAGTGTTTAACAATTAAGCCAAAGCCATCAATTCATCCATGGCACGTTGCTTAAGATCAGCACCACCACCAAACCAAGCATTGGCAAGTCGCGCATCGGTGGTACGAGCCGTTTCCCAATCGAGCAACTGAGTGACAGCGTTAAACGCACCCCATGCCGTACCTTTGGCACTATCCATCTCCGAGCCGATGCCGGCGCCATCAAAGAGTGCTTGCGCACGAACGGCTGCGCGGCTAGGCTTTTCAACATCACCGCCAAGAAGCTTAGCAAAAAACTTAGTTGATTGCTCGGCCGAGATTTTGATACGAGCCAAAGTCTTGGACGCCGCAGCAAAGCCGACAAAAGCCTCATTCAAATCGCCGAGCTGCTCTTTAACAGTAATTGGATCAAACACCGAGGAGTGGCGAACCTGGATAGCGCGGCCGCCATTAACGGCAATCTGCATGGTGTTGTTACATACAACGCGGATGGGAGTGAGTCGTGCCTGAGTGGCAAGTGAACCATCGGCCGAGCTAGCCAAAAGGAGATACTGTTTGACCAAATCGCCGTTGATGTCAAACTCACCACGCATACGGGCCAAGGCCCAATAATGGGCACCATCGCGTAAGACGCCGGCGGTTTCCAACTCGGCAATCGTACCAACCATGTCGCGAAAGAATTCCAAAACCTCGATGGGCTGAACAATTTTGTAACGGCTTGACACCAAACCGAGAGGCGTTTGCGTATCGGTGCGGTACATCACCTTGCGGCCTTCGAAGCTACGAAGGGTGTTGTTGGCACCAAACTGCACGGTTGCCGTAGCAAGTTTGAAATCCAGACCAGACTCGGTGGCCCAGGTCTCGATGGAAGAATCCGCCGTGAGCTGCTGGCCAAGGCCATGCCAAGGCGTTTGGCCAACGTAAGCCATTGCTGCTTTGCCGGTTGTGGTGGTTGCTAACATATGTGCCATTTGAGTTTCCTTTCAAAGATCAGTTAAGTGGGTTGCTACAGTTGCAATAATAACACGTTTAAGGGACTTGTACAATCTTTTTTGTGATTTTTTACAACTTTTTACTCTTCGTCATCCAGCCGCCAGTCAATCACAATGACTTGATCGGTGTATTCATAGATGACGTCGGCAACGTCTTGGTCTGTCCACTTCACAGGCAGGTCGTTTTGGCCTAACAAAAAGTCGCAAAGCTCGGCCTGATCGGCATTCTCAACAATGAGACGAACTGCTGCAAGTACGGCTTCGTTACGGGACATCTTGATGGGTTTCATTTGCGGTTCCTTTCAAAGATCAGTAAATTGTGAAGTACTACAGTTGCAATAATAACACGTTTTTGAAGCTTGTGTAAGAATTTGTGACTGTTTTTTACAACTTTTTACACTATGACGCCAAAGCCTATCAACAACACCAAGGCTATGGCAATCACAAGCATTCCGAGTAGTACCAAAGTATCAGATATCATGGCTTTTTCTCTGCATTAAAAAAGCTACGGCTTGCTCGGCCATGTCATACGCCTCGTCCTCGCTGTAGCCATCGAGGATGGCATCATGGTAGACTTCATTACGAAGCTTATCGACCTGGATGGCGAGGCCCTCATCCGTACTGGCCGTGTCATTGATAAGGTAGGTACGCATTAGTGGATCTCGATTTCAAATTGTTCCAACGCACGCTTTAAGGGTAAGCTTTTAACAAAGCATTCAGCCCGTAGCCTGCCTACAAAAACTGGGTCTTTGAAAGTACTCATTTGCGTATCGGCAATTTGTTGAAGGATTGTTAGGACATCGGCTAGGTCTTTTGCGTTCATGTGTAAGACTCCTTGTGTATGTAAAGGGGGAAGGGGCCGAAGCCCCTGGTTAATTAACGCCATTGCCCATCAGCGGTGAGACGGTTTTGATCCAACATACGATCCATTGTTTTGCTCAGAACTTCTTTTGCAACATCGTGAGATTTGAGACCGTTAGGCATGACGTATGACGGCTCAGACAGTATTTTTTTGGCCCATGCTTTTTCGGCAAGGTTGAATTGACTATTGTTCATTTGCTGATCCTTTGCTGAAAGGGGCCGAAGCCCCGGGTTATTAGCGGCTGGTTACTTTAACTGAGAAGACGGCGCTTACTTTGGTGAACTGCTTGTAAGCCTCGGCGCCATGCACAGAGATGAAAGCATCTTTGTCAAAGGAGCAGCGATTTGACTCGGAATAGGTAGCTTTGAACAAAGAACCTTCGATGACCTTGGGGCCACCGGCCGATGCCGCATCCTTGATAGCATCCTTGATGGCGTCGGCTTGTTTTTGCAAATCTGCAATCTCGGCCAGGAGAGCACCAAGGCGGTCAACATCGTTGAGTTTGAGATCGTTTAGCATTTGTGATTCCTTTCAATGATCAGTTAGAGTCAGGGTGTTACTTTGTACTACAAGTGCATAGTACACCATTCTCGTGTTAAGTACACAAGTTTGACAAAACTTTTACACTCTGTTACAATTTACATACCCCACAACGTAGATATAATGGCTATCTGGCAGTGTGATGAGAGCCAGGTATGATATGGCGCTTTGGCACTGTAAAGGCGCCTTTACACAAGGCGTAAGTATATGATTCGATTGCACTTTTTGATCATTGACAAGGACATGTATGCCACCATCATAGCATAAAAATAAGGCCCATAAGTCACTTGAATGGCTTATGGGCCTTGAAAAGGGCCGCGTTGGGAAATGGCCCTGAGGAGTCAACACACGCACACACATCAACAGCAGGAGAAAACAAGGAGCATGGGACAATGACTACAACAACGGGGTTTGCCGCACAAACCGTATCTCACGAACAATTATACCAGGATTTCCTGACACAAAGACAATTTACCCCTTATGATGAGCAGGTTTTAGGCCTCCAGTTGCTCACTCCAGATGATACTTTAGTACTACTTGGCCACACAAAAGATTGGTCTATCAAAGTACCGTATCGAGATTGGTTGGGGCAGGACACGGGCTTTAACCGTGTTAGGCTTCTACGGCCAAAGAGTAAGATGAAGTACTCGCAGCCAAGGGCCAGCGGATCGCATATCTACTTTCCGGTTGGTCCCACGTGGGGGAAAGTTGCTCAAGACGTGGACGTGCCGATCATCATCACGGAAGGCGAGTTTAAAGCCTGGCAAATTTGGAAGTTCGTACAAACCAACCAATTGGACTATGTACCGATTGGGTTGGCAGGGGTGACGAGTTGGGGCGATAAAGGCGGATTGCCCCTACATAAGGACCTTATGCAAATTGCATGGCGGCGAAAAAACGCCTTTCAAGATAAAAGCCGCAAGGTGTTTATCATCTTCGACTATGATGGGGCCGAGGACCATGGCGAGCCGAATGAACAGGTGGGTATGGCGGAGACAAAGCTAGCCGTGTCATTGCGGGGTCTAGGTGCCATGGTCCATCTTTGCCGCGTCGGACGGTTTGGTCCTGGCAAGGGGCAAAAATACGCCATTGATGATCATTTGCTATCGGGTGGAGATCTGGGGCAAGTATTGACGACGACGTCGGTGATGATGAATGGCGTCGACACATTAGATACGCGACTGTATGAGTTTAAGACTAAGTATGCCTTATTGAATGGCGATGTCATACGGTTAAGGGACGGCCTTATACTGAGTTGGGCAAAGGCCAAAATTGACTCGGCGCAGGAATTTTTTACTCTCGTGTCGATCAATAGCCGCGGTCAGCCCGTATCGAGAGAATTGCCTTTATTAGATGAGTATAAGAAATGGGGAAGGTGTTGTAAGTTGGACTTTGTAGGTATGTATCCGGAATTTCAGGGATTGCAAATCACGCCGGATAGATGCTACAATCTTTTTAAAGCCTGGGCGCATGAACCTATACTTGGCGACCCATCACCGTACTTGGAATTTTGCAATCACTTTTTTCAAGCCGAGCCCCATTTTGCTGAATACTGGCATGATTGGGTTGCAAATGTCATTCAGTACCCGTGGAGACGGAATAACACGACGCCTCAGTTTATTCACGACATGGAAGGGATGGGCAAATCGGCCATTCCGGAATTTATTGCCGAAATGCTAGGCATGGGTGAAGGAGGCGCAGCGGCAACGTTGGGGCCCGACGATCTATTTGGTAGCTTTAATGGCGTTATGAAGGGAAAGATCTTCATCGTGGTGAATGAGCCCTCATCGGATAGAGATGATCATTCGGCAAAATTGAAGAATCTGGTCACGGGCAAAGAAATTACCATCAACAACAAGTATGGGGCTCAGTACTCGGTTAAGAACTACGTTAACTACGTATTCACATCAAATAAGCCTTACATTACGCATATGGGGAATTCCAGCCGCCGTGAGGCTATTTATAAATGCCCGACTTTTGAACAGATGGACATACTTAAGCGAGTATCGGCTTTGATGAAGTGGGCTCGAGCAAATAAGGGCATGGGCTTCAGCCATGTATTGAATTGGTATATGGAAAGAGACATAACCGAGTTTGATTCGTATGCTCCGGCGCCAATGACCGAGTACAAACAAGTCGCCATCCAGTTAAGTAAAACGCCAATTGAGGCTTTTTGCCAAGAATTGGCCGAGTGGACCGAGCAGCGATTGGATGGTATAGGCGCATTCACGGCTCCGCAATTGGCAGTGTTATGCGAACGTTGGGGGCATGACGCACGGCCCAAGGCGCAGTACATCAAAAAGGCGTTGCAGCCGTTTGGCGACGTGGAGCCAGCAAGGCCCATCTCGGTTGGAGGAAAAACCAGCCGGTATACGATCTTAAGAATTACAAAATTCAAGGCACTTGGAAAAAGCCACGGAGAGTGGTCGGAAGTGGCGCGGAAGACTGAGCAAGAAATTCAACGAGAACTGGGCACTGATAGTAGTTTTTAGTAATTGTGTTACCAATCTGTAATTGCTAAGTGATTGATTTTTATCTATAGATACAAAATTACATAATTACTTATAAGAATTTAATATTATTAATATATATATATGCATCGTATATAAAAGAGTTTTTGCTAAATGTAATTTTTTCTGTAATTTTGCTGATAAGACGTCTCACGGCCTTCATTGTGTACATTTATGCTCGCAGCCGAGTACAATGCAACCGTCATCGGCATAACGTAAGGGTTTTGCATGGTTACTAAGACACAATCACCATCGGGCGCCTATCTCGGCCGTCCTACAAAATATGATCCTAAGATTTGCAAGGCGATTCCTGCTCTTGGCAAACAGGGCTTATCACGTTGGCAAATTGCTGCGAAACTAAATATCGGGTACAAAAATCTTCATAGCTGGGAACTCGCACATGAGGAATTTCGAGACGCCATGACTGAAGCACGTCTTAATGCACTTGCTTATTGGGAGGATTTAGCCAATAATCATGTGATTGAGACGCAGGGCGGGCCAAAGATCAACACAGGACTTTGGTCAAGGTCCATGGCGGCGAGGTTCCCCAATGAGTATCGTGAAAACTCCAAGGTCGAGCACACCG